TCTTGCCGAGCAGGCGCTGGAGTTCTTTAATCTGCTTCATGGCGGCAGCAAGTTCAGAGGCAGGAACAACCTGTTCTCCGGCGGCCACAGCAGTAAGACTTCCTTCCTGGTATTGCTTACGCCAGAGAAATAACTGGCTGGCTGCTACACCATGTTGCCGGGCAACGAGGGAGACCGTCATCCCCGGTTCAAAGCTCTGCTGAACAATTGCGATCTTTTCCTGTGTGGTACGCCGTCTGCGTTTCTCCGGCCCTAAGACATCAATAATCTGTTCTCCAATGACAAGTCTAAAAACTGGTATTAAGACTATCACTTAAATAAGTGATACTGGTTGTCTGGAGATTCAGGGGGCCAGTCTAGATGCCAACACAAAGGCAACTAATAAAGATACAGATAAAGATCTAAAAACAGATCTAACCCATCCCAAACCCTTCCCTTCCGGAAGGGAGTTTCGGGATTTTGTGGCTGGAGTGCTTGAGGGGAGATTATCTGGCGGTACTGCAGCGGAATTTTGTAATTCTGCGGTGGTTGCGTTGCAGGCTGCTGGCCTGGATGTCTGTCGTGAGTATCCGGTGCCAGAGCGTGGTGACGGTTGCGGAGGGCGGATTGATATCGTCGTGACTGACAGGAACGGTGTCCGGTGTGGGATCGAGCTTGACCGAAATTCTCCGCGACAGAAATCACTGCTCAAAATCGGTGCTGTTGAAACCGGGATATGTGTCTTGCGGCGCAGTGATATCGCAAGGCACACCGAGCAGGGAATTCTGGTTATCGGTGGGGCTGTTCGCCAGAAAAAATTTGACCCGTTGTCAGTTGATCTGCCCGACTGGTTGTCAGAAACACTCTGGCATGAGTGGGTCCAGTTCAGGCAGGCATTGCGAAAACCGATTCGAACGGAGCTGGGCGCTAACGGGGCGATACGGGAACTGGAAAAATTCCGTCAGCAGGGTTTTACACCTGAGCAGGTGATTCGACACAGCATCGCCAATGAATACCAGGGTCTGTTCGCGCCGAAAGGTGTTCGGCCTGAGACGTTGCTCCGACAGGTTAACACCGTCTCGTTGCCGGACAGTGCGATCCCGCCAGGCTTCAGGGGGTAACAGACCATGAAAAATATTGCGACAGGAGGCGTTCTGGAGCGTATCCGCAGACTGACCCCACCACATGTAACCGCCCCATTCAGAACGGTTGCGGAGTGGCGCGAGTGGCAACTTGCTGAAGGCCAGAAACGTTGCGAGGAGATCAACCGCCTGAATCGTCAGTTGCGGGTGGAAAAAATCCTGAACCGCTCCGGCATCCAGCCGTTGCACCGGAAGTGTTCGTTTGCGAATTACCGGGCGCAGAACGACGGTCAGCGACATGCACTGAGTCAGGCGAAATCCATAGCTGACGAACTGATGACAGGCTGTACGAATTTTGTGTTCAGCGGTAAGCCCGGCACCGGAAAAAATCATCTTGCAGCCGCGATTGGCAACCGGCTGATGGCGAAGGGGCGTAGCGTGATTATCGTCACCGTGTCCGATGTCATGAGCGTGTTGCATGAGAGCTACGACAACGGCAAATCCGGTGAAAAATTTTTACAGGAGCTTTGTGGTGTTGACCTGCTGGTCCTGGATGAAATTGGCATGCAGCGGGATACGAAAAACGAGCAGGTGGTACTGAACCAGATTGTTGATCGCCGGACGGCATCGTTACGCGGTGTGGGGATGCTGACAAATATTAACCATGCAGCGATGAATACACTTCTCGGCGAGCGGGTGATGGATCGCATGGTCATGAACGGCGGGCGCTGGGTGAATTTTAACTGGGAGAGCTGGCGTCCGAATGTTAGCCATTCGAGGGTTGTTAAGTAGTTTCAGGAGGATTTATGGCGAAACCTTTTACTCCCGAACAGCGGGAAGAACTGAAGACGCGAATTGTGGAACTCGTGCATCAGGACGGTCGGGTCACGATTCGGCAGTTGTCCGATGAAACAGGTATCAGTCGTGCGTCTGTCGGTCGCTTATGCATAGAACTGGTCGCAAGTGGTGATGTATATAATTCTGGCTACGGCTTATTCCCGTCTGAACAGGCTCGCAAGGACTGGCAAAGCGCCCGCAAAAAACTCTCGAGAGTAAAGGTGAGGAAACCGGTTGTTGTTGATCCGGACCTTATCTGGTCATTACCTGACGGAGAAATACGCCGCTACGACAGGCGCCTGAATATAATCTGTCGCGAGTGCCGGAAGAGCGAAGCTATGCAGCGTGTACTGGCTTTCTATCAGGGTAATTTTCAGGAGGCGATACTGTGAATGAAATTAGCTATCAGGCTTCAATTACCGCTGGCATTCGCATCAAAGGAGAGGAGCATGGAAATAAAACCAGAAGATGAGTTAAGCAATATCGTTTTATTTCCGATAAAAGAGGATGACCCTCGTAATCAGGTTAATTTTCTTTATAAGCCATCGGAAAGACCATATTGCCATCACGCCTCTGTACGGGTTGACGAAAAAGAGCGTCAGGTCCGCTGTAAAATCTGCGGTGCGGTTGTGGAGCCGTTTGACTGGATGCTCTCTGTGGCAAAAAGAGAAACCAGACTGGCAGATGATGTAAGGCTATTGCGCCAGGAGGAACAGGAAAGGCGGAGAAATATAGAAAAGCTGATACAGATTGAGCGTAACGCGAAAGCGCGGATACGCAGGGCGACAAAATCCAGAACTGAATAATTAAATTTAGCACTGTTAAAAATTTAATCCTTAACCGGAGGGATTTCTGCACCCTCAAATCATCAGGAGACCGCCCGAAAGGGCGGGGAGCAGTCACACATCTGTTTCCGATAGCCCCGTTCTAATGCTACACTCTTTGATATTTTTATGACCTCAATAAACATATTTATGACAGTTGCTGATTTCAAACGGCCCAAATTGGAGCTCCCAAACGGGGCAAACAAACTACTACTGCACTCTTGCTGTGCTCCATGTTCCGGTGAGGTGATGGAGGCGCTTCAGGCCTCGGAAATCGACTACACCATCTTTTTCTACAACCCGAACATTCATCCTCAGAAAGAGTATTTAATTCGTAAGGATGAGAATATTCGCTTTGCTGAACAACACGGCGTGCCGTTTATTGATGCTGATTACGACACAGACAACTGGTTTGAACGAGCCAAAGGAATGGAATGGGAGCCCGAACGAGGGATCCGTTGCACCATGTGTTTTGACATGCGTTTTGAGCGGACAGCGCTGTACGCCGCTGAAAATGGTTTCAGTGTGATCAGCAGTTCACTGGGCATTTCACGCTGGAAAAATATGCAGCAGGTTAACGACTGTGGGCGGCGAGCCGTCGCGCATTATCCGGGCATGGTGTACTGGGATTATAACTGGCGCAAGCAGGGCGGCTCGTCCCGTATGATTGAAATCAGCAAGCGCGAAAAATTCTATCAGCAGGAATATTGTGGCTGTGTGTATTCTCTGCGCGATACCAATCTACACCGCAAATCTCAGGGACGCCCTCTTATCAAAATTGGTCAACTCCACTACGGTAAAGAAGAGAAGGAGTGATTTTATGGGGCACCTTTCTGATTGATTTCATATTGGCGAGGTAAGTAGAATGACTGCGGGTGCTTGAGGCTATCTGCTTCAGGCATGAACACCAAAAGGCAGATAGAGAAAAGCCCCAGTTAACATTACGCGTCCGGCAAGACGCTTAACATTAATCTGAGGCCAATTTCATGCTTTGCACATGTAGGTTAGCCTCTTACATGCCGAAAGGCAAGGAGAAGCAGGCTATGAAGCAGCAAAAGGCGATGTTAATCGCCCTGATCGTCATCTGTTTAACCGTCATAGTGACGGCACTGGTAACGAGGAAAGACCTCTGTGAGGTACGAATCCGAACCGGCCAGACGGAGGTCGCTGTCTTCGTAGACTACGAATCCAGGAAGTAAGAGTGACCGGGTGGGGAGCTGATCCCATCCCCGCCCACCTCTGATGTGTCAGGCATCCTCAACGCACCCGCACTTAACCCGCCCATCGCTGTGATCTCTCAGCGTTTCGGCGGGTTTTTTGTTGTTTATTTCCGGTGAATTTGATTCGCGCACCTTCGCAGATAGAATCGACTCACTTAAGTAGCGCGCAGGGAGAAGAGGGATGGACCCTGAAGTGGCACACTGAATTTGGCCACCTGAACAGAGGTGATATGCTCACCTCAGAACAAC